GCAGATTTATAATCGTCAGAACTTCCAACTGGAAAACCAGAACGCCACTTTGGTAATTGATCCTACAATGGACAGTTACATTTCGAAAGATCCAGAAACCAAATCACTATTGACCCGGTGGATCAATGCTGATGGTGCCGACCTTTTGAAATTCAAACACACCATTTTGAATCAACGTTCTCGCGTTGCAATTTACGACCCGGCCACAGGTCAGGTTAAAGACCCTTCAGGTGTAATTCCCGCGACTGCCGTATCTGCTGCTGTTGGATTTATTCCTTCGCAGGTAGGTATTGGATTAGGAATGCTCGATGTATTCATGATTCAAGACCCGACGAATTATGGCTACAAAATGAGTGCTGATATTCGTATCGGTATCAAACCTTTGAGAGCTAATTTCAACGGAACGTCTTTATTGACCTACGGAACTCCTTCAGTTTAATAATCAGGTAGAGCCGGGACGTGCTGAAATTGGTTAGCAGTCCCGGTTTATCACAAAAAGAATCAAAATGAAAAAGTTACTTATTTTCTTATCGCTTATAGTTTTATTTGCTTTCGGAGTTTCAGCTCAGCAACCAACATTAAGGCCAACTGTTCGCAATGTTGTACAGGGTGAGTTTGCTGACTTTGGAGGCGTGAACCTTGTACCTGTTGATAGTATCTTAGTTTCTGATACCATCCAGTACATTATTCCTGTTACTCACACTAATGGAGTTGAGCCATATTTAACGATGTATTGGAAAAAAATACTATCAGGTACGGCCACTTTAACGGTTAATTTTTACCAGGCAAATGATCCCGCAATAGCCGACTTTATTACTGTTAAAAAAGGCAAAAGTGCAGGAGCATACACTAAAACATTAACACTATCAGCAAGCGGATGGTCTGACATTTCCTTCGCGCAAGACACGGCTAAATTCGAAGGTAGATACTTACTTGTCGAATACATTACAAGCTCAACCGCGACAGTAAAGGGCAAAATGTTCAATCGAATGAAGTTTAACATTAAATAAATTCACTACCATGATTTTTAAACTACACAAGGAGAATTTACCACAGATTAAAGCTGTTGTAAAAAAGTTTGGCGCCTGCTACATTCACGGAGACGGCAATCTGTACATTGGAAAAGAGGAGTCTGATTTCAGAAAAGACTTTTCAAACCCAAACTCAGAAGAAGCCAGTTATCGGGTTAAATTCGAAAAAGGGGACGCAATCCCTGAAACAGTTGAGGATTTGCAAGCATTAATGATGAAGGCAAAGAATCAGGAAACACTCGCAGAACGCGAAGTAAAAGAAGTTTCAGCGGTTAAGACTTTCGCAGTCGAAGCTGAACCGGCACCAAAAAAAGGCAGAGCCGTAACAGAGTAAAAATCGCCTTCGGGCTAAATCTTATTATTATGGATCATCCTATTAATATTGTTGTAATAAATAATGCCGCTGGCGTTGCGCAATCTTCGGATGGTGTAATGATGCTTATTTGTAAAGCGGTGCCAATTTCTACGACTTTTGCAATGGACACAGCCTATTTGATTACTCAGCTTACAGACCTGTCAACATTGGGCATAACGGCGGCTTTGGATGTGACAAATGGAACTGCAATCTATCAGCAAATCTCAGAATTTTACCAACAGGCCGGAGACGGTGCTAAACTGTGGGTTGTGGGATATGCAAAAGCAAGCACCTTCGCTACTTATGTGGCTTCGGCAACATTCAAAGGAATCATTCGCGGAACCGCCGTTGCTGATAATATGAACCGGGTTAAAATGCTTGGTTTGTGTTATGATATTCCTTCGGCATCGCAAACCGCTACTGATTTTCCTTCTGATGTGGCTGATACGATCACGGCACTACAAACTGTCACCGCTCAGCTTTTCAATGAGGGTTATCAATTTAGCTCAATCGTTGACGGGTACAACATGAGCACAACGGTAACGCCTTCAACGGTCGGAACAATGGCAACAAAGGCCGCACCCTCAGTGTCGCTTTGTATTACCGGAAGTAAACCAAATGGAGTTAGCTCTGTCGGTATGGCATTAGGTCGTTTTGCTCGCATTACAATCGGTCACGGTTTTGGTGCTGTTGCTGATGGTCCTGTTGTGGCTACTACTGCATTTTTGACAAATGGTGTATCAATTGCCGCTGCCGGAACATTGACGGTCGGAGTTACTTACATCGCATTTGGCGGAACAGTCACTTACAATGGCGCGACCTATTTAGCCGGACAGTCATTTATAGCTGTAACCGATCACACAACCTTCACAACTGCCGACACGGGCGTAGTTTATTCGACTAATTCATCGGTCGTTAAATTAACCCCTGCCGATGTTACTTCTTTGGGGCAAAAGCAATTTATGTTCCTTCGTATTTGGGCTAATCATTCGGGTTATTTTTGGAATGATGGCGCAACGTGTGAATTAGCAACAAAACAGCTTTCAACTCAGGAATACAATAGGGTTGCAAACTCTTTGAGTGCGGACGCTTTGGCTTTCTTTATTGACGAAATGGGTAAAAACCTACCATTGGACACGAAAACGGGCAACGTTGACGCAATCTATCTGAATGCAAAGCAAAAGGAGTTCTACGATACTTATATTGCTCAATTAACCACTGCAAGCGGTTCGGGCGATTTAAGTGACGGTTCTTTGGTTGTTTCAGGTGTAAATTTCAACGCTACGAAAACGCTGAACTTTCTTTTAAATCTGGTGCCCACTCCTATTTTAGGAAAGGTAAACGGAACAATTCAATTCAGCTCAACACTGTAAAATTATGGCACAGCTCAATCAATTAATTTTAACAGCCGCCAATTATAAGGTGTTGCTGATTGTCGATAGGGTGACATATCCTATTTTGACAGGTGAAACTATTTCGTGGAACATCGCACGTGAACAGGAGACCATCTACGCAATCGGAGAAGAAGAGCCAATTGGAGAGAAAAGGAACGCCGCAAAGTACAGCGGTAAACTCTCACTTCAAAATGGTGAAATGTCTGCAATTTTGCAAGTGTCTGGATATTCCGAGGCAACTCAGATTACAGGTGCAACACTGGCAATCGCTTCAACAAACGGATTGTTTAGTCAGGTTTACGGCTCTATGAATATCAATACCGCAGGGTGTGACGTTAAGGCCAAAGACAAACAGTCGATCATATCACTTGACTGGAACGCTTTAAGCATGAAATAATGGAAACATTCGAAAAAGAAATTACTTTTCTATCAAAGCAACTTGTTAATCTTGAGTGGTCATTAGTCGAAGTTTCAAAAGTGGCAACATTTAAAGAACTTTCACGGGTTGACCGCAATCAGCATAAATTGCATTTCATGTTGATAAGTTTGTTTACTTCTAAAGCCGAAGAGGGCGAAGAAAATAAGATGTCGATTGATTCTGATTCACTTTACGATCTCACAACAAAGGCAATAAGGACGCTTTTAGTTCTGAATGATTCATTTACCGAAACCGACAAGGCCGAATTTTTGAATGATTCGGGTGCAATCTTAAGTTTCGGAATATGGGCTTTACCGGAGAAATTCACCCCTTTTTTGTCCAGTTTGAGAGTGAAGTAAAAGAGATTAACGAACAGCCAGATTTGGCTAAAAATAAATTAATTGCGCGGAATCCGGTTATGTATAAAAAAACCTTATTCCGCGCTTTTTTAAATTATAGCCAAAAAGAATGCAAAAAAATGACATTAGACGAATACCTGGCAAATGTTGTTATTCTTGAAGATGTTTTGAAATTATGGCACGCGCCATTTATGAACCACGAAGAAAGTTAAAATATGTCAACCTACGGATTTACAGTAAATTGTGATGGGAACGCTCAAATAATGATGGCGAAAATAAACGCATCATTGGAGGGGATGGGTTCTATTGCGCAAATGGAGACAGCAAAGGTAAAAACTGCCTTTTCGGGACTTGGCGGAATGTTTGGCGGTCTTAAATCTATGTTGCTTGGTGGCCTTGGATTCGGCGCAGCTTTCGAGGGTGTCGCGTTAATTAAAAATAGTGTATCTGAATTTAACGAACTTGCGAACGCAAATGCAAAGATAAACGCCGCATTACTTTCAACTCAGGGAATAGCCGGGAAAACCTTTGAGGGGCTTTCTAAGTCGGCAGAAGCATTGGGTAGTAAGATAATGCCGGATGATGCAATAATCAAAGATGCTCAATCGATGCTCTTAACTTTTACGGCTGTAAAAGATGCTGTCTATGATGATGCAATTCCCGCAATCGCTGATTTTGCAACACGTTTTAAAATGGAACTGCCAGAAGCAGCCAATCAGGTAGGAAAAGCATTAAACGACCCATTAAAGGGAATGACCCGATTGCAACGTCAGGGTGTGGTTTTTACTGATGCACAAAAGGAAGTAATTAAAAAGTTTGTTGAAACCGGACAGGTCGCAAAGGCTCAACAGGTAATTATCAAAGAGTTAAACACTGAGTTTGGCGGACTTGCTGAGGCTATGGCAAAAACCCCACAAGGGCAGGCCGCAATGGCATATAAAGAATGGGAATGGTTCAGATTAGGACTCGGTGAGTTTGTAATGATGGTTAAAAGTAAAGTATTGCCGGTTTTCATTAATATGATGGATGGACTGAAAGAGTTTGTTCAATGGATAAAGGAGGGTGGAATTGGGGCAACAATATTTAAAGATGTATTTATTGTTGTGGGTGCTGCAGTATTGCTTTTTTACACTTATACAACACTGGCCGCAATAGGTACAAAATTATGGGCTGCGGCTCAATGGCTTTTAAATGCGGCAATGACCGCAAATCCAATAGGTATAATTATAGTCGGGATCACCGCTTTGGTTGCTGTTATTGCAGTTCTTTGGGATAAATGCGAAGGGTTCAGAAAAATAATGGGTGCCGTTTTTGAGACCGTAAAAAAGTATGTAATTGGAATGGTTAACTATTTTGTGAACTTAGGTAAAATAATCGGAGACGTTTTTACGATGAATTGGGGGAAACTAAAAACCGACTCTCAAAGTTTTATATCTGATTTTAAAAACGATTTTACAACCGGATGGGCAGACGCAATAAAAAAGGGAACCGAAGAGGGCGCAAAGTCAACGTTTAAATTCGGCAACTTATTAAATTTTGGGGCAGGACAAACAGGCGCGAGTGCAAACAGCTCATCCGATAGCGGCAATGCAATTAAACAAAACGCTCTCAACACCTCAGAGCTTGGAGGCGCAAAGGGCGGACTTGGAGAATCAAAAATTATCAATATTAAAATAGACACCATGCAGCGAATCGAAAGCATAAGCGGTATTAAAGACTTAAAGAACGCCAGCGAAGATGCTATTGAAGTTTTAATTCGCGCAATCAATAATTTGGCTTATTCACAATCAGCAACGATGTAATGAATATATACTTAAAAAAGCAACAGCCAGACCCTCCGATAAATTATGCCGGATACATTTTGCCAATCTCAGGAATGGGAAAGACAATAAAGCCGGAAATCGATTTATCGAATTATCCCAGTTTGGTTAATTTGGGCGGAATCGTTTTGCCTCCGGATGTTGCTATTTACCTGGATGCTGAAAAAATCATTGCCGGGTCAAAGATTCTGGACGGTGTTTACGTCACCGAACACATAGGTCGTAAACCATACGAAATTGAATTTGAAATGGTAATCAGAACTCAGGATGTTTACACTCGTGAATACATTTTTCCACAAAAGGAATTGGAAAATATCTGGAATAAAATATGGGCTCCAAATTCAGTTGTTTCAATTCAAAATACCTACCTGAACGGATTAGGTATTGAAGAAATGATCATCGAAAAGGTCACACCCACAACAATAAGAGGTTCAAAAAATCTACCTCTCAGAATAAAAGGAATTGAAAACGTAA